CCGCCGGGGACCAAGAAGGCGCCGGGCGTCACCTACGGCGTCGCATCGCACGCATGGGCCGCCCTGGCGGTGGCGTTGGTGGCTTTTGGGCAAAGGATGGAGGTGTGAGGATGGCTGCCGAGGTTACAAAAACGAAGCGAAAACCCACGGGTGCCGCCGCCATGGGCGCGGGGCCGGGGCGTCCAAAGGGGTTGATGAACAAGACCACGCGCGAGGTCAAAGAGATGGTCCTGCAGGCCCTCGAAGGTGCCGGCGGCGTCGAGTACCTGAAGCAGCGCGCATCCGATCCGCGCACGGCCAGTGCGTTTCTGACGCTGGTGGGCAAGGTGTTGCCGCTGCAAGTGACAGGCGCTGACGGCGGCCCGGTGCAAACCATCGCCCGGATCGAGATCGTGCCGCTGCAGCCCAAGTGACCACCGCGCAGATTGCCATCGTTCCGAAGCTGATCCCGGTGTTCGCCGGGGAGGCTGACGTGCGCGGCGCTCACGGCGGCCGGGGCAGCGGCAAAACGCGGAGCTTTGCCAAGATGTCGGCGGTGCGGGCCTACGCCTTCGCCAAAGAGGGCATCGAGGGCGTGGTTCTCTGCGGCCGGCAGTACCAGAACTCGCTGGCCGACTCGTCGTTCGCCGAGGTCAAGGCCGCGATTGCGGAAGAGCCGTGGCTGGCTGCCCACTTCGACCTGGGCGAGACTTACATCAAGACCAAGGACGGCCGGGTGCGGTACGTGTTCGCGGGTCTTGACCGCAACATCGACAGCATCAAGTCAACGGCGCGCATCCTGCTGGCCTGGGTGGACGAAGCGGAGAGCGTCACCGAGAGCGCGTGGCAAATCCTCATCCCGACGCTGCGTGAAGAGGGCGAGCACTGGCACGCCGAGCTGTGGGTGACGTGGAACCCGAAGCGCAAGGGCAGCGCGACGGATAAGCGCTTCCGCCAGCAGGCGACAGCGCGCATGAAGATCGTCGAAGTGAACTGGCGCGACAACCCGCGGTTCCCGGCGAAGCTCGACCGCGAGCGCCGCGAAGACATGGAGATGCGTCCGGGCAGCTACCCGCACGTCTGGGAAGGCGACTATCTCCGCGTGGTTGAGGGTGCGTACTTCGCCAGCTACATCCTCAAGGCGCGAGAAGAGGGCCGAATCGGGGTAGTCCCGGCTGACCCGATCATGCGCAAGCGGGCATTCGTGGACATCGGCGGCACCGGGGCCAAGGCCGACGCCTTTGCCATCTGGATCGCGCAGTTTGTGGGGCTGCAGATTCGCGTGCTGGACTACTACGAAGCCGTTGGCCAGCCGGTGAGCGCGCATCTGCAGTGGCTGGCGACCCGCGGGCACACGCCGAAGACCACCGATATCTGGCTGCCTCACGACGGCGACACGCAAGACAAGGTCTATGACGTGAGTTACGCCAGCGCGCTGCGCGAGGCGGGCTATACGGTCACGGTCGTGCCGAATCAGGGCAAGGGCGCGGCGATGGCACGCATTCAGGAGGCCAGGCGCCTGTGGCCGAGCATCTGGATTCACGAGCCGACGTGCGGGCCTGGGCTTGAGGCGCTGGCCTGGTATCAGGAGAAGCGCGACGACGAGCGCGGCATAGGCCTGGGGCCGATGCACGATTGGTCTAGCCACGGCGCGGACGCTTTTGGGCTCATGTGCGTGGCCCACGAGCCGCCGACGGCGACCTGGGGCGCCCCGATCAACTATCCCGGCCTCGGCCGCATCGCATGAAGTCAGTCCAAGTGTTTTGCGACGGTGAAGAGTGGCGCCACGGTTATGCAAGATTGGTGTTCGAGTTCGACAGCGGCGAGAAGGTAACTGGATATGCCAGGATGCATTGGGCCATCACCGATCCAGATAGCACGGAATGCATACGCAAGCTGAACATCGAGCACGCATTTGTCGAGGCGAGCAAGGATGAAGAGTTTGCGCAGACCGGCGCTATCAGCAAGCAGACGCCAGCAGAGAGGCTAGAGCCGATGTTCGTGCTGCTCAACAACATTAAGCGCCGCCTACTCCACGACAACCGATGAGAGCGCTAGTGCGAAACTACGCCGCCGACCTACCCGAAGCGCTGCACGAGGCCGACGACATCCTCGCGCGCTACGGCCGGTGGGCAGCCAACACCGGGCGCGGTGCTCGCACGTGCGGCAGCGCCGAGGGCCGCTACCGTGCGAGCGGTATCGAGGCCCTGGAATCGCGCCGCACGCCTGCCGACGTGCCGCTGACGCAAGCCCAGCGCGTGGCCGCTCAGAGGGCGCTGGTGCGGGTGCCGGACTCCGAGCGTGCTGTGCTGTCGGTGCTGTACGTGCCGCGGCGGCAGTCCATCGGGCACCAGCTGCGGCTGCTGGGTGTGCCTGCGCGGCTGTCGGCTGAGCGGCATCTGCTGGGGCTGCGGATCTGGTGGAACCTGTACCAGATGCTCGCGAGGTCTTGACACCCTGCCCAAAAATGAGGCACACTGCCTGCACCTGGAGACGCCAGCGCCTGCGGATGCCTACTCGGCAGGCCGCATAGCCCGCGCGAAACCTTCAAGCCTTCGAGGCCCGCCCTAACCCGGCGGGCCTTTTTCATTTCCGGCGAGGACTGCATGGCCACGAAGAAGAAAATCACTGTCGATGCTTACTTGAGGCTTATGACTGCGTTCATTGCCGGCCTCGGAAAGCGCAAGGGCTGCTGATGCTGCAGCCCCCGGCGAGCGTGACCCACCGGGAAATGGGCCGCAGCGCGCGACGTGGACATCGAGCCCGACGCGCTGCTCCCGCGTCTAACAGCGGCGGGCGCGCGTAACCCATGGCGAAGAAAGAAAAGTACGGCAAGCCCGAGCTTGCCGCGCTGCTGCATAAGGAGCTTCGCCAAGCTCTGGGCGCACCGGACAGCGAAATCGCCCTCAAGCGGCTGCGCAACCTGCAGTTCTACCGGGCCGAGGCCGAGGGCGAGCTTTCCCCGCCGGCCGTGCCGGACCGGTCGAGCATCGTTGCGACTGACGTTGCCGACACCGTGGAGTGGATGCTGCCGAGCTTGGTGCGCGTGTTCGCCACCAGCAAGGACAGCATGCAGTGCAAGCCGAAGCACCCGCGTTATGCCGGTGCGGCGAAGCTGGCGCAGAGCTACCTCACGCACAAGTTCTGGGAGCAGAACGCCGGGTTCATGACCCTCTACACGTGGGGCAAGGACGCCCTTGTGCAGAAGGTGGGCACGGTCAAGGTCTATTGGGACAAGTCGCCCGAATCGAGCGAGGAGCCTTACCGCGGGCTGACCGCGACTCAGGTGGAAGACCTGATGGGCGAAGAGGGCGTCGAGGTGCTTGAACAGGCCTCGCGCATGGTCGAGGTCGAGGCGCCGGAAGGCGAGCCGATGCCGGTCGAGGTGTTCGACCTTCGCATCCGCCGCACGCTGCGCAAGGGGCGGTGCAAGGTGGAGCCGGTGCCGCCGGAGGAGATGCGGATTCACCGCCGCGCCCGCTACGGCCAGGACGTGCCCTTTGTGGCGCAGGAGCGCTACGAGACGCGCGCCGACCTGGAGGCCGAGGGTTACGACTTGGATGGCGTGTCTTCAGGCGGCGAGCACTGGAACATGGAAATGATCGAGCGTCATTCCAGCCAGTCGCCCTTCTGGACCGACGAGAGCGACGGCGAACTGCAGCGCTATCTGGTGTCGGAGTGCTACATCAAGCTCGATCAGGACGACGACGGCGTGCCGGAGTGGCGCCGCGTGCTGATGATCGGCGGCACGGTGATGGAGGACGAGAAGGTCGACGGCCACCCCTACGTGTTCTTTTGCCCGGTGCCTGACCCGCATGTGTTCTTCGGCCAGTGCCCGGCCGACTTCGCCATTCAGCCGCAGCGCCTGGGGACGAGCCTGATTCGCGGGCTGATGGACAACATCTATCTGTCCGTCAACAAACGCACGGCCATCGTGGACGGTCAGGTCAATCTCGACGACCTGCTGAACAACCGGCCGGGCGGCGTCGTGCGCATGAAAACGCTGGATGCCGTGCGGCCGATGGATCAGGGCGGCCTGGACCCGGGCGCGTGGCAGATGATCGAGTGGGGCGAGCAGTGGCGCGAGCGCCGCACGGGCTTCACGCGCTACAGCCAGGGCATGTCGCCCGACGCGCTGAATCCGACCGCGACGGGCGTCAGTCTCATCACGGAGAAGGCCGACCAGCGCACCGAACTCATCGCCCGCGTGTGGGCGCAGTCCGTGCGCGAGATGTACCGGCTGATGCTCAAGTGCATGGGCCGGTATCAGGACATCCCCGAGCTGGTCGAACTCATGGACGGCCAGTGGTTCGAGGTGGACCCGCGCGAGTGGTGCGAAGGCTTCGACATCGACGTGGACGTGGGCCTGGGCACCGGCAGCAAGGACAAGAAAGCCGTCGCCCTGCAGACCGTGCACGGCATGCAAGCGCCGATGGTGCAGGCCGGCATGCTGCCGCCGCAGGCTGCCGTGGCGAGCGCGAGGGACTTCTGCGACGCGGTGGGCTTGGGTGACGGGCAAGCGTACTTCCCCGATCCGCCGCCGCCGAACCCGCAGAACAAGCCGCCGCAGGTGATGGTCAAGGAAATGGAGCTCCAAGCCGACGCGCAGAAGTTCCAGGCCGAGAGCCAGCAGGAAGCCGCCCGCATGCGCATGGAAGTCGAGTTGGAGAACAGCAAAGCCCGAGCGCAGGCTGAAGTGGACATCAACCGCCAGCGCGCCGAAGGCGAGCAGCAGGCGCAGAAGGCGCAGCTACAGGCGCAGTTACAGGCGCAAGAAGCTGAGCGCACGGAACGCCTGGAAATGGCCCGCATCGCCGCCCAGGAGCGGCAGCAGGTGCGGCAGCTGAAGGCGCAGATTTACCTTGCCCTGGCGCAGCGTGGCGACGTGAACGCGCTGCAGCTGGCGCAGGGTTTGGACGCGGGCCTAGAGGCGGCGATTGACGGCGCGATGCCGACCGCGCCGGTGATGGCCCAGCCTGAGGGGATGCAGTGATGGCCGACTACCGGCAGACCGTGCACACGATCACGCAGTGGCAGCGTTGTTTCCGGGCCGTGGTCGAGCACCAGCGCCACGAGGTGCCGCGCATCGATTTCCTCGAAGAGGTGGTCACGATCAACGGCGACGAGACGCGGCAACAAGTGCCGGGCTGCTCCATCAGCTACGAGCCCGCCGGGGTGGTGCCGATGCGCGACCCGGAAACCGACCAGCCGACCGGCCAGACGCTGACCCAGCAGCAGATTTACGCGATCTTGTACAGCGTCTATCGCTGGGCTGCAGACCAGCGCGACCAGGCGGCCACATGACCGAACAACCCATGGAGCCCACGCCGGCCCGTGTCGAGATGCAGCGCGGCGCCGATGCCGATGCCGCGCTCGCCAACCCACTCATTGCCGAGGCGCTGTCGGCATGGGAATCGGAGATCACTCGATCATGGCAGACCTCACCCCTAAGAGACGTGGAAGGCCGCGAAAGGTTGCGCCTGATGCTGGAGGCGAGCAAGTCGTTCCGGGCGTACCTGTTGCAGACGATGCAGACGGGGCAACTGGCGCGGGAGACGATGCTGGCCGAGACGAGGCTGCAGCAGGAGCGGCAGCGCACGATGCAGGAAATGAGGACGGCGCCGTGGAAATGACGAACACCTGGCCCGCGCTGGCCCAGCTTGCCGTGGATCTGATCGCCAAAGGGCACTTGGTGACGATCATCCGCACGTCGGATCGCTCCGCGCCGCTGGTGTGGCACTCGGACAGCATGGTAGGCGCGGCGGTTGACCACGTGTCGGCCGGCAATTGCGTCGTGACGAGCGACGGCCGGGCCTGGGGCCTGGACGGGCAGCCGATTGAGGAGACCGCAGCGTGAGCGACATCCTCGAAACCGCAGCCCCCGCGCCTGCAGCCGACAGCGGCGAGGCCAAGACCTACGCCAACGAATACGAGGCGGTGGCCGAGCTTGAGCGCCGCGAATCCGAACGCCGCGCACAGCGCAAGGCCGAACGCGCCGAGCGTGACGAGCGCATCGCCCAGCAGCGCGAAAAGGCCGCCGAGGCCGAGCGCGAGATTGAGGCCGACGCCAAGCGCGAGCGCGAGGAGGCCGACGAAGAGGACGACGAGCCGCGCAGGCGCAAGGCCGACGACAAGGCCGACGACAAGGCCGACAAAGACAAGCCCCGTCGCAAGGCTGACAAGGCCGAAAGCGACGAGGCCGACGGCGAAGAAGCCGAAGAGGACTCCGAGGACGACGGCGACGATGTACCCGCCGCGGACGAGGACGATGCCGACGACAGCGACGAGGACGACGACGAGGGCGACAAGTCCTTGCGCAGGCCCGAGAAGCTGAAGGTGGGCGACACCGAGGTCGAGATTCCGAAGGGAACCCCGAAGGCCGCGGTCGAAGCCATCAAGTCGCTGCAGCATCGCCTGACCGCGGACTACACGCGCAAGACCCAGGAGGCCGCAGAGACGCGCAAGGCAGCCGCCGAGCGCACCGAGGCCGCCGACAGCCTGCTGCAGCAGGTACAGCGCGCCCAGCAGGC